TCCGAACTTGAAGCAAACAGAGCAGAGCAATCTACCTGGTTAAATACTGCGTGGTGGTTAACACCCGAGCAGAAATTAAAGATACAAGGACTTGCACCCGATCCGAATGTACCGATTGAAGATTATCAAAAGTTGTACATTCCGCAAGGTTTGACACCCGTTGATGATTTCACTAACCTGCCTCTGAATGTACCGCCAACTTTATAACGCATACCGCAAACGATACAGGGTACTTATTAAGCGTGAGTTGGATAAGCAATGTATGGCATTACTCAAAGGTGAGCAACCGGATGAGGAAAAGTTAAAGCAGTACATCCGCAAACTGCACAACGATGCAGGTATAACGATGGCGAAGTATAACTATGACAAAATACGCAAGTCGGCAGGTATCAAGGATTCCATGACACCTGAACAGAGATGGGCGGCAGTTATAAAACTATTTCTTGAACAAGGGTTAACTAATTTAGTCAACGGCATTACATCTACCACTAAGGAAACTATCCGCAAAGTATTAATACAAGGTATGCAGGAGGGGTGGAGTATTATGCAAATGATGAAAGAAATAGAGAAATTAGGTATCAATGTTTACCGGGCTGAACTTATCGCACGTACCGAAACAACACGGGCCGCCAATCAGGGTGCAATGCTTGGGGCGGTATCAACTGGGTTACTAACCGTTAAAGAATGGATAGCAATAACTGATGACCGTACACGTAGAATACCCCGCAATGATTATGACCATCTACACATGGATGGAAAGACTACACGAATAGATGAGCCATTTACAGTTCCCGGTTTACGCAGCATAGATATTATGGAGTTCCCCGGAGACCCTAACGGCAGCGCAGGTAACGTGTGTAATTGTAGATGCACGGTAGGATTCGAAGTAGTAAGAGATAGTAATGGAAAACCTGTTGACATACAAGGTGGGTTACGTGGGCCAGCAGGCGATATGTTGAACCTATGGAATAACACCTTATTTTTGCAATTACAAACTTTGATAAATGAAGCATTACCAGGTTAAAGATATTAGCAACGGCATCGAGGATATGGATGTGCGTTCACGTAACGTGAAAACGGTATGGGCTATGTGTGGCAATGTGGATTTAGATAATGATGTGATTGTACCGGAGGCATTTACAAAGACTATACAGGAACGTGGGCCGCTTGGTAAGAATCTGATATGGTCATTGGTTGACCATAAAAGTTCAATGAAGTACGCATTAGGTAAGCCGAAAGAATTATACGTTGAAGGTAATGCACTTATTGCCGTTACTGAAATTATAGAAACGGAAATGGGTGAAGATATGCTGAAACTTTATGAGGCTAATTTAATCAATCAGCACTCAATCGGATTTAGCACTATTAAATCCGAAATGGATAATTCTACTGGCATTCGTACAATCAAAGAGTTGATGCTCTATGAAGGTAGTGCGGTACTATGGGCAGCCAACCCCGAAACGCCTACATTAGCCATGTATAAAGGAATGGAACAAGCAGAGGTGCAGGAAACGCTTAACGGTAGATTAGAAAAGCTACTAAAGGCGTTCAAGCATGGCACATTTACAGATGAAACTTTCTCCCTGTTGGAGATAGAAATAAAGCAAATACAGAAAGCAATTTCAGACATTACCACTCAACCCGCAGCGAACGCAGTCGAGCCGGATACGAATGCAATAGTATTTGAAGCACTCAAACAATTTAATCACTCGTTAAAATCATTAAAATGACAAACGAACAAATCGCTGCGGAGGTAAAATCAATAGGAGACAACCTTACGCAAGTATTGGCAAATTCTGCCAATGCAAAAACTGATGCGGCTGATGCCAAATTAGTAGTTACCGAACTTAAAAGCAAATTAGATTCAGTAGTTACACCTGCTGACCTTGCCGAGTTCAAAGGAGTTATGCAAAATCAATTTGATGCCCTTACCATTAAGGTAAAAGCCGGCAATCCTGATTCTGCAAAGAGTTTCAACGAAGTATTATCCGAGAAGTTAGAAGGCCGCAACATCGAAGCCGAAATCAAAAAGAATGGCCGTGTTCTGATTGAGATGCCCGAGGTAAAGACTATCACTTTGGCCACTAACCTTTCCGGTGATAGCGTTGCGACTTACAATAGCCGCCAAGCTACCCAACCTGCGCAGTTGGTAAATATGCGTGATTTCGTTCCAACCGTTCAAAGCCCTACAGGTTTGTATGTAACCTATCGTGAGGCTACTGGTAATGCGAACAACATCGCTGCACAACTTGAAGGATCATTAAAGCAAGAGAACAACTATTCTCTGACCGAGGTTAAGACTGTTAATCAGTTCATCGCCGGATTCAGCAAGTTTAGCCGTCAGATGCTTGCATCTTTGCCATTCATGAGCCAAACGTTACCACGTTTGTTGACTCGTGATTTCTTCAAAGCAGAGAATAGTTCTTTCTTCTCTACCGTATCGGCTGCCTCTACTGGTGTAACTACCACTTCTGCATCTACCAACCTCGGAGATTTGATTCAGTTGATTGGTAATCAGCGTGCTGCTGATTTCAGTCCTTCTGTAATCTTCGTGAGCAATGCTACTTATAGCACTTTGCTGATTGAATCTTTCACCAATGGTTACTACCTCGGTGCAGGTTCTTTAGGTATCGGTGCAAACGGTGCTTTGAATCTTGTTGGCGTGCCTATCGTTGGCGTTAACTGGATTCCTGCTAGCCGTGCTTTGGTACTTGACAACTCATTTATTGAGCGTGTAGAGGTGAACGGTTTGAACATTGAGTTAAGCTACGAAGATCAAAACAACTTCGTGACTAACATGGTTACTGCAAGAATCGAATGTTATGAGGCTATCAACTTGATGCTTCCTAACTCTTCTATTTACGCTACTATCTAAATTTAGTGGGGAGGGGTAAAACTCTCCCCATTATTTTTTCCCCATGAAACATATTTCTAAGCGTGAGCGAAAACACCCCACCAAAAAGACTACGCATATTGTGGCACGTGCAGAGCTACTTGCCAATGGCAAAATCTGGGTCAGAATGGAACGCCCACAACATCAACAAATGGCTGATGAGCAGAGGCCACCTTGTAAAGGTGATGACCTCAAAGATGAACAATGAGAACTACGAATACGATGGAATACACGTATTCAATAGAAGCAATGATTGGTACTTCCATCATGAATGGGCTGATATAATCTTCACACAATTAGACTTCGCAGGTGATGTTGCTATTGACTGCAAAAGCACAAAGAAACCTGCCGTTTGGTTTGCACATAATACTTTCATGTACTCATCCGTTAGAACACACAGGGAGTTGAATGTAGTGTATAATTCATACTGGAATAGTGAGGAATGCAAGTATGCTAACAACGGCTTTGTACTGCAGCCACCTGTTGACATCAACCATTACAGGGGTGAGAAAGGAGATAAGATTACCCTAATCAATCTCAATCATAATAAAGGTGCTGAAATGTTCTACCGAATTGCCGAAGCTATGCCGGATAGGCAATTCTTAGCCATACAAGGCGGTTATGGGCAACAGATATACAAAGAGTTACCGAATGTAGAATACATGGCTAATCAGTCGGATATTCGATTCGCATATCGCAAAACGAGAATACTACTAATGCCGTCTCACTATGAATCATGGGGGCGAACGGCAACGGAGGCAATGGCATCGGGTATCCCTGTTATTTGTACTAATCTACCGGGGCTGCGTGAGAATTGTGGAGATGCTGCAACGTACTGCAAACAGGACAGATTAGATGAGTGGGTGCAGGCTATACGAAATGTGGAGGAAAACTACGAAATTTGCAGTAATAAGGCATACGATAGGGCAAATGAATTGCAGCCGGAAAACAATCTAATAAAATTCGAGCAATGGGTAACTACTCTTACATAATTGATTCTAACATCACGGAGGTAAGCTATGCCGAACCCGTAACGCTTGCGGAGGCGAAATTATACATTCGTGTTTCGCATACCTCTGAAGATGCGCAAATATCCGAAATGATACGTGCTGCCCGAATGATTATTGAGAAAGCCACAGGGCTATCCCTTATCACTAAGCAGGCCGAGGTATGGTTCTGCAATAAAGGGGGATGGTTTCAATTCCCACACGGCCCGATAACTTCATCTATTACTTTGTACGATGTAACCACAGGCACCGAACTAACTGATAAAACTATCATGGGCGGCAAGCATCCGGTTATAACATTCCCTGCTATTGACAAAATGCGTGCGGAGTATAATGTCGGATTCACCGCATTACCTACGGCGTTGAAAACGGCTATACTTGACCAGGTGAATCACTTGTATGAGAATAGAGGGGCGTTCGATGAAACGATGGGTGTATGCCAAAAGGCGTGGAGAACGTGCCAAATGTACTCTAAAACTTCGCCAATCCTATGAGAATAAAAGGAAATAGCCCAAGGTTCCTATCGGCTGAATTACTTATTGAGCCTATGGTATTAATGGTGCCTACTACCTTAACCGATAGTGAGGGGGGCTTTACGGTTACCTATGCGGCAGGCAGTACGATTTGGGGCATGTATGTACCGCTCGGGCAAGACCGACAATTATTATCAGCGGAGGTAACTTTCACCGATTCGGCAAGGATTTATATCCGCTACCCCCTCACCTTTGATAACACGTATAAAATACAGATTAATGGGTTGGATTATACAATCCATTCGATTACGGATATAGAGAATAGGAAGGAATATTACGAAATCACAATATTTAGATAATGGCAGGGTTTTCGCTTGACATATCGGGGATAAAGCAGGTAGAGGATGCCATTAAGAAGATTGATGCAAAGGCTACAAAAGGGCTATCGGCCGAACTTGATACATCATCCATAAATATACAAAGGATGGCAGCAAGAACCGCCCCCGGTAATTTAGGAAAATTAAAAGGTAGTTTCAATATTGATATTGGTAATTCATTATTCAAATCAGTATTCAGTACGGTTGAGTATGCTCCGTATGTGGAGTTCGGTACGGCAGGTAAAAAGAAGTCTCAAGTTAAAATTCCTGCAGGGTATGAAGCATTTGCAGCCCAATATAAAGCTAAAGGGAAAAGCGGTAAAGGCTTATGGAGTGCGATTGAGTTTTGGATTAAGCGCAAAGGCATTGACCCAAAATATACTTTTCCCATATTTAGGGCTATA